CCTTATGCAGAAGCTACGTCAATGGCTATGGCTCGTAAGATGGATACTGTAATCATTGATGCCGCATTTGGTTCTGCTTATGAATCAGATGGTGGTGTAATGGACGGTGCAACCGAAATAGTTTGGAATGACACTAATTTCCCAAAACAGTTCATTGGTGTTGATTTTCAAGTAGGGACTGCAACTGTTGACTATAGTGGTATTGATAACTCTGCTGGTAATCGTAGAACATTATCAATCGACAAATTGTTAAAAGCTCGCAGAATTCTTTCTGAAAATGAAGCAGATCAATATGATGAAGGTGGTAATCCCCTTTATTTTATTGTGTGTTCTGCGGCTCAGATAGAGGCTCTACTGCACTCAGTGACAATCCAAAGTGCGGATTATAATAATATTCGTGCATTGGTTGAGGGACAAACCAATTATTATGCTGGATTCCAGTTTATTAGGCACGAAGGTATGCCTACAACTGGTTCTAGTGATACGCTGACAGAGCAAGTGTTAGCATTTCATCCGCAAGGTTTGGCTTTTTGTTCTTGGGAAGAACCTATAACTGAAATTGAGCGACGTTCTGACAAATCGTTTGTTCCATATGCATATTTTGAAATGGATATTGGAGCAACTCGGGTTTGGGAAGAAATGGTCATTCAAATTGACTGTTTCGTAACAGCTTAACCCCAAACTATGAAAGGACAATATGGCTAACGTATATGCAGTAGATTATGCAAAACGATTTTCAACTGTTCCAGCAAAGCTAACTAATGTAGCTACGCAGGGCGGCAGAATGCGTGTTTTGTATGATACATACACAGTAGTAACGGCTACAGCCCAAAATGATGTTTTATATCTCGGCAGACTTCCTGCTGATTGTAAAGTTTGGGATGTGGCACTACATTTATCTGCAACATTAGGTTCTGGAACAACCGTTGATTTAGGCTGGCAAGCTGTATCTGCAACCGCTACGGCGGCAAATACAGACCTTGATGGTTTTCTTAACGGAGTGGATGCAACAAATGCAGTATCTTACTGGAAAAGTGGTGGAGCAACTACCGCTTCTGGTAATAAAGGTATTGCTATTGCTCCTGTATCTATACCTGATGAAGCAGATATAGTTGCAACTTTGCTCGGTGGTGATCCAGCGGCAGATGCTGTAATAACATTTCTGTGTCATTACTCGATTGATTAAAATCAATTAATAACCGGGGGTTGGGAAACTGACCCCCATTACTAACAGTTTACTATGGATAAAACTGGTATAGCTAACCTCGCCTTGAGTAATCTGGGCGAAGCAAGTATCCAAAGTCTAAGTGATAATAATGCAAGAGCAAGAGCATGTTCTTCTAGGATTGATGATGTAATTACTACAATCCTTCGTATGCATGTCTGGAATAGTGCATTAGAACGTAAGTTACTGACTAATATTGGAGAACCTATCTTTGGCTGGAACTATATTTACCAGCTTCCTGCAGATTATATCAAGGTAGTTGAAGTAGAACCTGTTTCTAAATACATTGTAGAAAAAAAGAATATTCTATCCAATGAAAAAACTTTACATCTTCTTTATGTAGCAACACCAACTGATATTAATAACTTAGATCCACTTCTTGCAGAAGCAATTGCAATGAAACTTGCATGGGAAATAGCAGAGACATTAACTAGCAAGGCAGGATTAAAACAGGAAATGATGCAGAAATATATTATTGCTTTACAAGAAGCACGATCTGCAAACTCAAAAGATAGAACTCCTGAACGTCGTGAACGTAATTCATATTATGATGCAAAGAAAGGTAGATATTCAGTTACTCATAGAACATTTAACACACCTACTTTGGGGTATGAAGTTGATATGGAAACATGGAAAACAAAATAAAGTATGGCGAAATATGAATTTCTACAACCGAAATTTACAGAAGGTGTATTAGCTAGGGCATTCCACGGAAGATCTAGTGAAGAATTCTATCATTATGGGTTAAAATCATGCAAAAACATGATTCCTACCTTATCTGGCCCTTGTGTAAAAAGACCCGGTACTAATTATATAGGTGAAGCAAAGAATTCTACTGCTACCTTTATTCCTTTCTTCAAGGATAAGGACAATACCTATATCTTGGAAATTGGTTACGCCACAGGTGTTTTTACGCTATCTTGCGTTAAAAATGGCACAACTACATTAACTACAGCTACTACAGCCGCACTTACAGTAGGAATGGCTATAAGTGGTACAGGTATTACTGCTGGAAGTACCATTACTGAAGTTACAAGTAATACAGCTTTTAAAATATCAGCAGTTGCAACAGATAGTGCAACAACTACATTAACATTTGATTCCTCATATTTAAGAATCTGGTCACAAGATCGTCTCTTAAAAAATAAAGATAGCACTCCTTCCACATTTGAAGTCGTATCACTTCCATGGTCTGCGGCAGAAGTTCAAACTCTTAAATCTACACAGAGTGGAGATAATATCTTCATATGCAGTCCTACTAAGACACCATACAGAATTATAAGAACAGTAGATTTAACTGATACTGGTACTGATGTTTGTGAAGATGGTAGCAAATGGTCACTTTCTAAATTTATATTTGTTGATGGACCTTATAGTGATATTAATATTTATGATGAAGCTGATGTAACAGCACAATATAGCTTAAAACTTAAAACTGAACCAAATCCTGCAACTGCGGCTCAGAATAAAATAATTGCCAATGTAGAATTCGATGTAACTACAAATAGTGTTATATTGATGAATCATGGGCTACAGACAGGAATGAAGGTACGTTTACTGGGTCAGGGAACAGGTGGAACTTTAACTTCTCTTACAAATGATAGTTCTACTATATTATTTACTCTTAATTCTCATGGATTGGTAGATGGAGATACAATTCAAATTCAGGCAACAACAACACTTCCAACTAATATTAATGCAGATATTACTTATTTTGTAAGAGATAAAACTGCAAATACTTTTAAACTTGCTTTAACTGATGGTGGAGATGCATTAGTATGGGCTGATGATGGAACTGGAACAATAACTTTTATACGAAGTTGGGGGAATCTTGTCAATACTGATGCTACACCAAAAGGATATGCTGGTACTAAAGATTGGTATGTTGTATCAACAACTTCAGGTTCATTTAAAGTTTCTGATACTGATGCTGGTGTACCACATGAATTCGCACTAATAGCAAATACAGATTCTCCAAATGTAAATGTATTATTATCAAGACCAAGATATAAAGCTGGTACAGATGTAGTATTTGAACAATTTCTTGCAGGAAGTGCTACATCACTTGCAATAACAACTACAGATGTAAATCGTTTAATCAGGATAAATCCTTTAGCACGACCATTAGAAGCAATAGGAGGTATCAGGTGGGCATGGGGTGTTATTAAATCTGTAGATGCAAATGAAGTAACAGTAACCCTCAAAACAGAGATATGCAATACAAGAGAAAGTACCAATGCTGACCCTGCAACTAAAGGCACTCCAGAATTCAGGTTAGGATCATTTAGTGATACATTAGGTTGGCCTCAAGTTGCACAAATATATCAACAGAGAATGGTATTTGCCGCATCAACAACACAACCTTCTACAATATGGTTATCCAAGACTTCAAATTTCTTTTCTTTTGCACCTACAGAAATTGCAGGACAGGATTCAGGTTCTTCAGTTTCAGATGGAATTGCAACAGAAATTATAACAGATTCAAATGGATTAAATTTTACTTTAGATTCAGATACTCTTGATGAAATTAAGTGGCTTGCAGAATCGAAGAAACTTACAATGGGAACTTCTGCTGGTGTTTATATGCTTTATGGTTCAGAGACAAATCTTGTTGTAACGCCATTCCGTTTTACTATTAACAGGGAAACTTCATTTTCTGCAACTGATACAATACCAATTGTTGTTTCCAATACTCTCATATATTCACAAATTGGCGGTAAGGATGTACAGGCATTAGTATTTGAAGGACAGCAGGGACAATGGTTTTCAAGTAAAATATCATTAAAAGGTTATGATATAATTAAAACTTCTGAAATTAAGAAGATGGTCTGGCAGGAAAGACCTAATAATATTATATGGTTAATGATGGATGATGGTAGATTACTGTCTCTTAGTTATGATAGAGTTTCAGAATTTCAGGCATGGGCAGAACATATACTTGCAGGAACAGATGTAAAAGTAACAGATATTGAAATGATTCCTACTGCAAGTCATGACCAAATATGGTTAAAAGTTGAACGAACAATAAATAGTGCAACAAAATATTATGTTGAAACATTAGGGAGATTCCCAAAAGAAGGTGCATTAGATAGAAACGATTATATATTTTCAGATAGTGCAATAACTAAATCCATTGCAGGAAAAGTCTTTACTGTTACTGATTCATCAGGATTGTTAGTTACAAGTGCAGATCATGGATTAATAGATACACAGTTAATACAAGTAACTAATTCTGGTGGTGCATTACCAAATACTTTAAATACTGGTGTAGATTATTTTGTAAAGTATGTAAATGCAAATACATTTAGATTGGCAATAACTTCAGGTGGAACATCAATAGGTTATCATGCTGGTAGTGGAACTCATAGCTGGAAAACAAAAGTTGTAAATGGTCATACACATTTAGTTGGTGAAACAGTCCAGATATATTATGAAGGTATGCAACATATTAATAAGGTAGTTTCCAGTATTGGTACAGTATCATTAGATCATTTTCAAGGTACTGATACTGTTATAGGATTACCATATGAAGGTGAGCTAGAAACTCTTGAACCATCTGCACCTGATAATCAATATTCATATTCTAAAAGACTTTTAAATCTGGTATTGTTAATTGAAGAATCTTTAGGCATTCAAATAGAATATAATGATCTGGAAGAAGAAATACTATTTAGATCAATGCAAAATCAAATGGGAGTAAAGATTGATTTGTTTTCTGGAAAAAGGGAACTATCATTATCTGGTATAGGATGGGAAGTGCATAACTTAAAGATAGTATCTAATGGGCCGTTTCCAATGCAGATAAATGCTCTGGTTATTGAATCAGAAACAGGAGGTACATAATGGGATGGCCTGTTGCAGTTGCAATGTTAGCATATTCGGCATATAAAGGTGCAAAAGCCGCAGAAGCAGGAGATAGAATAGGTGATGATATTGAAGCATCTACTCTTCTTGTAGCAAAAGCGGCAAAAGAAAATAAAATTGCCGCTACAAAAGAGAGTTATGCAAAGACTCTTCAAAGTAAAGATATTATATCTGGAGAAATAACAAATATACGAACACAAAGTAAATTGGCATCTGATCAAGTTACTACTGAAACTGCAGGAAGTGGTGTTGCATCAGATACAGGATCAACTCTTGATGTTCAAATGGCAGTATTAAATGAAGGAAGAAAGAACGAAGCTAATCTCTTAGCACAAATGTCGATCCAGAAAGCTAGAAATGCTTGGGAAGCACTACAAGAAAGAAAATCAATTGAAAGAAATGCAAACATGGAAATTGCAAGATTAAGAGCTAGGGCAAGCGAAGCAAGACAACAAGGAAGAGATGCTAAAAAAGAAGCATATGTAGGTGGTATTATGAATGCTATTTCTTCTTATTATAGTCATAAAAAACCAGATAAACCTGATACTTCAATTGCAGATAAGGCAACATCTAAATGAGATAATGGCAGAAATAACACAACCCAAATATCAACAGACAAGTTTTAAAACTAAATCTGCTAAAGTTGCAAGAACAGCTATGCCAAGTGGTTCTAATAAGCAATATAGACCATCTCATGAGGTACGAATGG